AATTCTTAACTCAAAACAAACCCGATGGAACCCCATCAACATTGAATAATCCAACTTTAGCACCGCAAGTAAGAGAGATATTAAATAGTCTAAAAGATTCTAATGATTTAGTTAACTACGCAATAGATAGATCTACTGGTAATGTTGCTAAATATCCTAAGTCAGAAAGGAAAAAGTTTGACAATGAATTGTTTGATAAAGAAGTAAGGGCAAACGAAGCTAGCGGTGCAACACCTAAAGAAGCCTTTTTAAATACTGTTGTACGTTTAGAAAATATAATGAGAATAGGAGAACCAATAGGTAGAATAGAAGATTTATTAGCTAAACCTTTATCAGCTGAAACAACAGAAGATTCTACTTTAGCTTTAGAAGTTTATAATAGATTAGATAAAGCAGGATTAGCAGGTATTTATTTTAATGAAAATGATAAAAACAAATTTCATTTCTTTATTGCCAATGCTTTAGTTGAATCAGGTCAAGATTATAGAGATGTTTTAAAACAAGTTGGAAACATGAGGTTTAGAACATCAGAGATTATAGATTTAAATCCTGCTGAAAGATTAGAACTACAAGGTTTATCTCCAAATCAAGCTTTTCCGCCTAACCAAGAATTAGTACAAATGATTGGTCAGTATTTTAAAAACACTATGGGTGAAGGTTTTAAAAATGCTACAGAAGAATTTATAGGAAAATACTACACAGATGTTAACGGTAGGTTAATAAGTAATCATAAAATAAATGCAGTTGGAGTTAAACCAGAAGAATACGATTCTTTTAAAATACACGCTATTGAATTACTTAAAGAAAAATTAAATGTAGAAAGAAATATTATTGAAGAAAGTTCTCTTACAGGATTTTTCTTTGATGAAACTAACACGGGCGTTAATAATACTGGCGTTACTGGTGTTTCACCTAGTATTATTAATGGTATTGATCTTAATGAATATGAAATAATTGTAAATTATCAAGATAACACAATTTCATTTAAAGAAGATTTAAGTAGCTCTCAAGATATACCTGCAACAGTAGAATACAAAGATGGTCAAACTGTTTGGTTAGAAATACCAATTCAAGATGTTTTAGATAGAAAAACTAAATTTGACACAATTGCTGAGGATAAAGAAATAGCAAGAGGCATTAAAGCTGAAAACTTAAGAAGAAAAAGAGAAAAAGCTAGTGATGAAATAGGTCTAGAATTTGAAGGAGTTATATAATGACTACGAATATAAATTGGGATTTTATCTCAAGTTTAGAAGGTAAAGGTATTAAAAAAGGTTATGTACCTAGTGATGATTCTGGTGTTACAATAGCAACAGGTTTTGATTTAAAAGAAAAAACACCTGATTTTTTAATTAATGAGTTAGGTGTATCAAAAGAAACTACAGGTTTGTTATCTAACTTTATGGGTATGTCTGGTGCAGAGGCTAGAGAAGTCGCACCGAAATTAAATTTAAATGAAGTTCAAGTTAAAGAAATAGATACAGCTAGTAAAAAATGGTACGCTAATCAAGTTGTAAACACTTACAACAAACACAATCCTGTAAAACCATTTGAAGAATTAACACAAGCACAACAAACAGTTTTAGCTTCTGTTGGCTTTCAACACGGTACTTCTTTCACAAGATCAGATGGTACTGATATGAATTTCATAAAGCAAGCCGCTAGTCAAGATTGGGACGGTGCTCTAGCTAATTTAAGAAACTTTGGAGATGAGTTTGGTACTAGAAGGAATAAAGAAGCAGACTTATTAGAGTTGGAAAAAAAAATTAAATCAGGAAATAAATTAAAAAAGTTTATACCAACTGATACTACTAAACAGAAAAACTTATTTTCAGAACTACCTGATGTAAGTAGAGGTTTGTTTTTAGATACTGCTTATAACAATAGTGAATACCAAAAGTTTATTGAAGAAGATATTACATTCTATAACGGAACTAAAGCCGCACTAAGAGAGAATAATATTTTTGCTAATACTTTTGATATATTCTTTGGCCCTAAATTTGTTGCTCAAAATGGTTATAGTTATGAAAATAATAAAGAAGAATTTGAAAAAATAATTAAAGACTACGGACTTAATGTTGAATTTAGAGAAGGAGTATTAAGAGCTATTAATCCTTTACATTTAGAATTTTTAGCAGGTAAAGCACAGAGGCATCAAAAAAATGCAGAAATATTATCTGGTCTAGGTTGGACAGGTACAGCTTTATCTATAGGAGCATTAATTTTAGATCCTGTAAATTTAACAGGATATGGAGCCTTAAATAAAGTAATGAAAGGTACTCAATTCCTTACAGGATTAAGTAGGAGAGAGCATTTTGTTAAAACAGCATTAGCCTATGGTTCTGCGGAAGGTGCTCTTTATAGCCCTGTGGCTTACAACAATCCAACTATGGGCTTAAATGATGTGATTATAGCGTCAGCTTTAGGTGGTACTCTTGGAGGGAGTATCTCCGCTTTGACGGCTAAAAACTTAAAAAATGTAGCTGTTGCTATGCAGAAAACTGACCTCGTAGAAAATGGTTTAACACCAACACCTAAAGCAAACGCTACGGTATTTAAAAATGTTAAACACACAAAAGATAATAAAAAATTACAAAAAGAATTAATTGATACTGATTTAGTTGAAGATAAAGAAATTATGTTTCCTGTGTTAAGGAATCTTCCATTTTTAGGTTTTACAACAAGTAGATCAGGTACTTTAGGATCTAGTAAATCCAAAAAAGTAAAAGCCTTTGGTTTTCAAACTTTAGAAGAATATATTGGTTGGGGCAAAAAGGGTGATAAGAAAAAAATTGGTAGAGAGTTTGTTTCTCAAGGAGAAACTACTGATATTACAAGAGATTTAGTATTTAATGCGGCACACGCTAAAGTATATACAGCGGCAAATGATGGTAAAGGTTTAGAAGGTGCCATGAAAGGGTATCTAACTAAAAGAGGTTATGGTGGAACTATAACTAAAAACATTAAAGGTTTTTTTAATTTTGATTTAAAAGGTCAATATATGTACGAAGTTGCTGTTGCAACTAGAGCTCTAGCAAAAGGTGATAAAGCAAAGCTGTCAGTAAGAGAAGAAAAACTTGTAAATGATCCAGATATAAGAAAAGGAGTTGAGGCTTACGCTGACGGATATTCTTATTGGGATAAAAGTTTAGGAAAAAAAGAAGGAGTAGGTGTTGAAGGTGCGGAAGATTTATCTGCATTTACAGGAAGATACTACTTACCTCAAAAATTATCTTTTGAAGGATATGAAAAAACAATTGCAAAAGGATTTACAGACGAGGATCTTGAAGAAGTTGTAACAGGTTCTATAATGAGTCGTCAAAAACTTTTAAATAGATACGATAGTCCTAAAACAAAAGAAATTGATAAAACTACAACTGTTAAAGGAAAAAACCAAAAAACAGGTGAAATTGAAGATGTTAAAATACCATTAACTAAAGCAAGACAGTTAGCAAAATATTATGTTAAGGCATTAAAGTATAATAAAAAGTTTGGTGGTTTTGATATTGAGCAACTTGTTAGAATTAAAGATCCTTTAAAATTAAAAGCATACATAGATGATGTTTTTCAAGATCTTTCAGATATACAAAAAGATGATTTATTCAATGGTCTTAAACCTCAACTAAGTTTAAAAACTTCTGGTAGATTTGAACAAAGAATTAGACTTGATCCTAATTTTGAAACTACAATTAAAGGTCAAAAAATAAGATTTGATGAGTTATTAGAAAACGATGCTGACTTATTATGGCACTCTTATACTCAAGAAATGTCAGGTTGGTATTCCTTAGCTAAAGTAAATGGAATTAAAAGTAGAGATCAATGGTTAACAGTTAAGAATGAATTAATAAATGATATTAATAAAACATATAATATTGATACTACTGTTTCTGGTTGGAGAAAGTTTGTTAACAAAGGTAATATAAGAGACGCTTTAGCTAGAGATGAAGAAATAGCTACTATTGAAAGTATATTTAATAATTTAATGGGTCGTTCAACAGAAGTTGGAGATCCTTCTACTGGTGCTAATGCTTGGTTAAGAGATTTAAGAAGATTTAATTTTATTAGAGTGCTAAACCAAGTTGGCATAGCTCAGATACCAGAATTTGGAATTGGAGTTTCAAACACAGGTCTTAGACATTTACTTAATGAAATTAAACCTTTTAGACAAATAATTGAAAACGGACAGCAGGGTAAATTACCAGACACAATGTTAAAAGATATGTCTGTTATTGGTGCGGGTAATGGTGATGAACAACTTTATAAAATAGTTCAATCAAATGAAATACTAGATAGAGGAGCTCAAGCTGTAGGTACTGAGCAAACAGGAATTTTATCTAAAGGTGCGGCAAACGCTTTAGAAAAAGGTACGGGATATATGTCTTTTTTAATTCATGTAGATCGTGGTAATAGAAAATTAAATATGAGAACTTTTGTTAATGATCTTGCAGAAAATTTAATAGATGTTTCTAAAGGTGGTAAAGTTTTAGAAAATATAAAAAAAGGTAAACTAAACCGATATAGAGTATTAGGTTTAGAAGATAAAGAATTAGTAGCATTAGCAAAAGAATTTACAGAAGGTAAAAATGTAATTTCTTATAAAAACTACTTAGGTCGTAGAGTAATGCAGTTTGATTTTGTTAATTTTAAAGATCAAAATTTAGTTAGAAGATTTGCTATAGCAGTAAACAGATATACTAAAAGAACAGTACAATATAATTTAATTGGAGATACAAGTAGATTCTTCTCTGACAGAGCTCTAGGTAAAACAATGGGTCAGTTTAGACAATTCATTATGACTGCTTGGGGTAAACAATTTTTACATAATATGGCTATGGGTGATCTTACTACTTTTGCTATGTTTATGAATACTATAATGCTAGGAGGATTAGCTTACGTAGCACAGGTTAATTTCAATGCAATCGGTATGTCTGAAAAAGAAAAGAAAGCATACTTAAAAAAGAAACTTGGATCAAAAGGTGAATACAATAAAATAGCTATAGCCGCTTTTCAAAGAGCAGGTTGGTCTTCCATGATGCCTCCCTATGTTGATATGGTGACGGGTATATTATCACCAGAAAATAGATTTAACACTAGATCATCTGGTATGGAAACTGATTTAGTTAATGGAAATCCTACAACTGATTTAATCAAAAAATTAGGTAAGGTTGCAGGTAATGGTTTAAGAGCAGGTTTTAGATCCGACTATGATTTTAGTAAACAAGATTTAAATAGAATAATGAGATTATTTCCATATCAAAACTTATATGGAGTAAATCAAATGTTAAACTTTTTAAGAGATAACTCAGGTTTACCAGACAAGAGTAAACGACAACTATATTAACAAACAGGAAAACAAATAAAATATGGCATTTGCAATAGATACATATACAGGTAATGGTAGCACAACTTCTTATAGTGTAACCTTTCCGTACATTACAACTGCTGATGTTGTTGTAACTATTGATGGTGTTACAAAAACATTAACTACACATTATACTTTTTCTAACTCATCTACTATTGCATTTGGATCAGCTCCTGCAAATGGTGCTGTAATTAAAATTACTAGGTCTTCAAATAGAAATGCTAGACTTGTAGATTATCAAGATGGCTCTACACTTACAGAAGCTTCTCTTGACCAAGATGGAAATCAAGCTTTCTTTATGGCACAAGAAGCTATTGATATTACAGAAGGTACTTTAAATATTTCTACAACTACAGACCAATGGGACGCTA